TTATGAAAGCATTAGTTTATGGAAATGGTGAATCTCGTAAAGTTTGGGATGTAACTAAAAAATATGAAGGGTTTACAACATGGGGTTGTAATGCAATTTATAGAGATTGTGTGGTTGATAACTTAGTTGTTATTGATTATGCCATGCAACAAGAAGTTTATCAGTCTGAGTATGCATTTTCAAATAAATGTAGATTTGCAGATTGGGCGATACTAGATGGTTTTGACCCAGAGTTTATGAAAGCAGATTATTCATCTGAATATATTTTTGAAACACCAAAGGGTGAGTTTCCTAGATGTGTGGTTCAAGGCAAAGCTGAAGAAGATGCAGAGGCAAACTATAAAGCTATGATGATTAAGTTCCCTGACCTAGATAAACAAGATTTAAAGAAAAAGTGTTATAAAGATGTTGGTCTTTATATCACATGGTTAGGACAAAAAGATAGAGTAGAAGATATAGATTTTCCTAGAAATTGGTCAGCAGGAACTACTGCAATCCATTTAGCATGTCAAGAAGGTGCTGATGAAGTATACATGTTAGGATTTGATTTATCTAATTCTAATAAACCTATTAATAATGTATATAAAGGAACAGACCATTATCTACCTAACGATTCAAAAGGATTCAACCCTGTAAATTGGACTAGTCAATTAGAAACACTATTTGATGAATTCCATGAAGTAAAATTCATATGGGTTGTAAATAATGACTTTATTTCACCTACAAGTAGAAATAATGTTCATTATATGTTCTATAAAGACCTTGACAAACTCTGTCAGGCCTGATATAGTAGCTGTAATAACTGTTATAAATAGTTATGTATCGAAAGATACACAAATAAACATACGATAAAATACAATAAAATATAATAACATACGGAGAAAAATATATGTCATTAGATAATCTAAAAAGCAGTGGGTCACTTAATAAGTTGTTAGACGCAGCTAAAGGTGAAACTGCACCCCAAGAGAAAAAATCATACGTAGATGAAAGACTGTGGAAACCAGAGCTAGATAAGTCTGGCAATGGATATGCAGTACTTCGTTTCTTACCAGCCGTTCAAGGCGAAGACCTACCATGGGCAAAAGTTTGGAATCATGCATTTCAAGGCCCTACTGGTCAATGGTATATTGAAAACTCTCTTACAACACTCAGTCAGAAAGACCCTGTTTCTGAACATAATACTCAATTATGGAATACAGGTTTGGAATCTGACAAAGAGATTGCTCGTAAACAGAAAAGAAAATTACAATACTTCTCAAACATTTATGTAGTAAGTGATACGAAACACCCAGAGAACGAAGGTAAAGTATTCTTGTTCCGTTACGGAAAGAAAATCTTTGATAAGTTAACTGCAGCAATGTCACCAGAGTTTGAAGATGAAAAAGCAATCAACCCATTTGATTTTTGGGAAGGTGCTAACTTCAAATTAAAAATCAGAAAAGTAGATGGTTACTGGAACTATGATAAATCAGAGTTCGAAGATACATCTAAACTATTTGAAGATGACAGTGAAGCAGATAAAGTTTGGAAAGCACAACACTCTCTTGCAGAGTATACTGCACCAACAAACTTTAAATCATATGATGAACTAAAAACTAGACTTGATGCAGTCCTTTCTGGTACTGTAAGAGTTGGTAATGTTGCCGATAGTATAAACGAGGCTCCTGTAGCAACCCCTAAAGTTGATACAACACCTCAATCTTCTCAAACAATTACAACACCTGTAGTTGAAAAAGAAGAAGATGATACATTAGCATATTTTGAAAAACTAGCAGAGTAATCTGTATAAATAGACT